ATCAGACCTGCGGTTTCTGGATCCCAAAGGTGTTGTGGTCGGTTTGTATGCAAAAGGCAAAGCCAAAAAAGATACAACCGGTTTTGTAAAGTATCCAGTGTTAATGTTGAAAGCAGCTTAATGAAAGAATTTTTCTTTTACCTTGATGCATGGAAATATTGTGCTGACTATAATTTACCAACGGATTGCATTATTCGCAAAAATTGGAAAATTTGGGAAGTTGTTTGTAATGAATTTGAAACGGAAAACTAAATGAAAAGTTTATTAATTATTCCTCTAATTTTATCGGTTGCGGCGTGTTCGTCAACACCGACCTATAAATTATCAGGCTATAAAGGCCCTGAAGCCATGGATCGTAATGAAGCTGTACAAGCTTCAAAGCAATGTGTGTTTGCTAAGATGCGGCCAAATGTGGAATATTTGTCGGTTAAAACCGATGCAGGTCCCAAAGTGATGGTTCCTGTAAACGTACATTGCGAGCCTTATTGAGGTTTCAATGTTTGATTTTGTACTACAGCGGAGTTTCCTAGAAGCCTTTGTCGTTATCGGTATTGCGATAACTGTTATTGGTATTTACTGGCGAATCATTCTAATTGGTGGTGCAGCTCTTGCGTTTATTGTGATTTTAGTTAATCACACACCACAAACGGAAGTAAAACCCAATATTCAAATTGCTCAAGTGGTTCAACCAAAACAGGAAGTTATTAGGGAAGTTATAATTAGCACTCCTGAAAAACCTGTTGACCCACGGCGTGCTGAATATGTGCGAGATTGTGTTAGCTATGGTTTTGCTAAACAATGGTGTAAAGATAATTGGGATGATAAATTGGAAAAGGATGAATAATGGGAACTCGTAGCTTAACTTTTGTGTACGAAGAAAATAGACCTCTTTTGAATATGTACCGCCAATATGATGGTTACCTTTCTGGCCACGGCCAAGAACTGGCAGATTTTTTAATGACCGGCGAATTGGTGAGTGGTTACTCAGATGAAACCGCTAAAGTGTTTAACGGCATGGGTTGTTTAGCTGCTCAAATGATTGTTAACTTTAAGAAAAGTGTTGGCGGCTTCTACATTTATCCTATAGAATCTAACAATTGTTGCCAAGAATATGAATACCATGTTTATGAAGATACTGTGATTGTAAAGAATCCTGATCAAGTGATTTTTAATGGTACTTGGAATGAATTCCGTGATTTTTGTTACAATACAGTAACAGAATGAGGCAAACATTGGCGATGCCTCTTGACAAATTCGCTTACTTGTGTTATACTAGAACCCTTAAATTAATAGGAATATATTATGTCTAAAACTAAAACTGTAAAAGCAATCAAACTCAAACCGTTCCAAAAACTGTTGACAGTTATGATTAGTGGCAAGCCAACAACCGTTGAAGAAATCGGTGCGTTGCTTGGCAAAGAAATTCAAATGTACCGCTTGTCGACCTACATTTGGCACATTAAGACTAATGCCGATGGCGTAGTCAAAGCAATCAAAGATGGTCGCAAAGTGACCGCTTATCAAATCGTTAATGTCCCTGACGTTAAGAAATACATGGATCGTGTTGGCATTACCAAGTCTGGTTTTGTTGCAGGCACACCAGCCGTTGCACCTAAGACTGCAAAAGTTACTAAGTTAAAAGACTTAGCCGCTACTCCTGTAACCACACCAGTTGTTAAAACTGCACCTGTTGCAGAAACTCTGGTCGTTACAGAAGTGACTGCGTGATTAGTGCGGTAGAAAAAGAAATCCTCCTGATTACTCAGGAGGAATGTGCAGAGGTCACCCAAGCTATCTCTAAAGTGTTTCGATTTGGTATTGATGCTAAACATAATGGCAAATCCAATCGTGAGCGCTTAACAGAAGAAGTTGGTGATCTTCTTTGCATGATTGATTTGATGGTCGAAAGAAACATCATTGATGATACGAATGTACATGAAGCTATGCTAGCTAAAAAAGCAAAATTACAAACTTGGTCTAATATTTTTGGAGAAAATAAATGAGTTATCTTGTTACGCTTGAAGAAGATTCAGAAACTGGCGACTTAATCTTGCCATTGCCAGAAAAACTAATGGAAGAAACTGGTTGGAAAACTGGTGACACCTTGGACTGGAAAGATAATGGTGATGGAACATTTTCTATGACCAAACTAAAAACAGAAGAAACTGAATGGGTGCTTGTTGAAGCTATCTCTCAGTTCCGTGAACGCTACATGGTCGAAGTACCAAAAGGCAAAGCAGAATGGGCTCTTGATACTGTAACTCTGAATCAAGCACAAGAATTTAGCCAAGAACATCTTGGTGAAGTTATTGTCTCTCACCGTGTTGTGTCATTTGATGAAGCCTTAAAAATGTGCGATAAAGATAATCATTATTGTAAGGCTTGGGATACTGATAAGAAATTAGATGCCTTCTTTACAAAAGATGGCGTAACGTATGATCTATGAACATTTTTTACCTAGATCCTGATCCAAAAGTCTGTGCAGAAATGCATGTGGATAAACACGTTTGTAAAATGGTCATTGAGTATGCACAACTATTGTCAACCACACACCGTGTTCTTGATGGTGAAATGTATATTGGTAAAACAGTAAATAATAGAAACATTAAACGATGGCGTTTACTTGATGAACGTGAAAGTCGTTTGATGAAACCCACAATGATGAATCATCCTTCTGCTATTTGGCTTCGTCAAAGCAGAGAGAATTATATTTGGTTATATAATATGTGGTGTGAGTTACAAAAAGAATTTACATATCGCTATGGTAAAATTCATGCAACAGCAAGACTAATACCAGATTTAGCTAGAGTTCCAGATAATTGTCCTATTGGCCAATTTACAGGACCCACGCCTGCGATGCCAGATGAATGTAAGGTTTTAGGTAATTCATTGAAGTCTTATCATATATACTATGCAACCAAGAAAGAACATCTTTGGTCATGGTCTGGTAAAATAAACAGCAGACAAAGACCAATATGGTTGTCTGATATGTTAAACCAAGCGAAAGACTCATGCCATGCCATTGTATAGCTTTTTAAATACTGAAACAGGTGAAGAATTTGAATCATTTATGAGCATCTCTGCTCGTGAGGATTATCTACAAACCAATCCAATAATTCATTCAGTTGTAACCTCAGCTGCAATCGTTAGTGGAGTTTCCGTTACTGGTAAAGTACCAGATGGATTCAAAGAAGTGCTTTCTAAAATTTCAGAGAATCACAAATCAAGTGAAGTTGCTAGTCGTCACGGCAAGCGTTCATCTAAAGAAATTAAGACCAAACAATTGGTTGATAAACACATAGGAAGATAAGTTTGGCCTTTAATCATGTTAAGTTGCCTGAATTGGATTTTGAGTTGCAGGCACAAACGACCGAAGCTGGCCGTGAGTATGCAACACCAATTGGTAAATCATTCCCATCCGTAACCACGGTTCTTTCAGATTACAATAAGAAAGCATTGTTTGAATGGCGTGAAAGAGTTGGTGCTGAAGAAGCAAATAAGATTGCAGCTAAAGCATCCAGTCGTGGTACCAAATTGCATACTGTTTGTGAAAACTATTTGCTCAATGAAATGACAGATGTTAAACTACGAACAATGATGCCTGATACCAAGCAATTATTCATGTCACTTAGGCCACACCTTGATGAAAATATTGGTGATGTATATTGTATTGAGCAAGCTCTTTATTCTAATACTCTGAGACTGGCTGGTCGTGTTGATTGTATTGCAGAATGGAATGGCCAGTTATCGGTGATTGACTTTAAATCCTCTACTAGAGAAAAGTCAGAAGATAATATTCTAAATTATTTTATGCAATGTACCGCTTATGCGGAAATGTTTGGTGAAATTACTGGCAAGCCAATTAATCAGATTGTGGTTGCCATTGCCGTTGCAGATGGTTCTCACCAGATTTTTGTACGGGAAAAGTCTGATTACTATATTGAATCTTTACAAAGATACATAGGTAAGTATTGGCGCAAAAGGTTGACAAATACATAAACTTATGTTATAATAAGGAATATCAAATGAACCTAATACAATATAGAGATATGGGTATGGCAACATATACTTACTTTTATGTTGATGATGACAAACATCAGGTAAGTCCTTTCTTTAATAGTGAAAAAGAAGCACTAGCTTGGTTTGATAAAGTATTTGATGGATTAGAAGAAGAAGACAAATAATTTTTGTTTTATAATTTACAGGTGATATATGGCGACTCGTAAGACTGGTTTTGTTGAGAAGGGTTGGGGCTCAGAATTAATTTGGGCGACCAATGACAAGTATGCAGGCAAGCTGCTACGATTTAAAAAAGATGCTCAATTCAGTATGCATTTTCATGCTGAGAAAGATGAAACATGGTATGTTTTATCTGGTAAATTCAGAGTGAAATATATTATGACCGAGAATGCAGAAATGTTATTTCAAACATTAGAAGTTGGTTCAGTATGGCGAAATGAACCACTTCAACCACACCAAATCATTTGCCTTGAAGAAGGTACAATCATTGAAGTCAGCACACCTGATTCTGTAGAAGATAATTATCGTGTAATGCCTGGAGATTCACAGAAATGAAAACCACAATAGAAGTTGATTTAGATGATGACCTTTTATTTAAATTGTTTATGTTAGCGCATGAAAGAGATATTACATTTAATCAGCTAGTTGAAAATATATTAAGAGAATTTTTGGAGAATAACAAATGAAAGTTTACATCGGACCTTATAAGAATTGGGTTGGACCATATCAAATAGCCGAAGCACTTTGCTTTTGGGCAAAGCCTGTAAAAGACGAATATGATTTTGAACGCAAACCTGATTGGGTGCATAACTTTGGTACATGGCTCTCTCATGGAACTACAGATGAAAAAATTACAGATTCAAAGGATGCTCCAAAAACTTGGCTATTAAAACTATGTCAATGGGTAGAGTCTAAGCGTAATCGTAGGTCTTATATTAAGATTGACAAATACGACACATGGTCAATGGATCACACACTTGCAATGATTGTTTTGCCTATGCTGAAACAATTGCAAGCAACAAAGCATGGCGCACCGGGTGTTGATGATGAAGATGTACCTGAGGGACTTAATCTTCGTTCAACAGAAGCACCACCAAAAGAGAATGAATGGGATACAGACGAAAACTGGCATAAACGCTGGGATTGGGTTATGGATGAAATGATATTTGCATTTGAACATCACGTTGATACCAAATGGGAGGAAGCATACTCTAAAGGTGAATGGTCAACAAGAAGTGAAGCCTGCCAGTGGGATGAAAATGGCAAACCAAAGATGTTTAAAATGGTTTACAATGATGACCATACACATGAAACTGATTATGAATCTCTAAAGGTTGTACATGAAAGAATTGCAAATGGTTTTAAGCTGTTTGGTAAGTATTATAGAAATCTTTGGGACTAAATAAACCACCAACAACAGTTGGCAACACACAAACACAGGAGAAAATTATGTCAAATATGACACCATTTGAAATTCGTCTAGAGCTATTAAAAATGGCCAAAGACATGTTGCATGAAGAATATTATGCACAACGTGAAAGCATATCGAACAACTGGTCGATGCAATGCGAAACAGCCAGACACAAAGGCGAAACACCGCCTGAGCATCCTGGCTTCCCACCAATCCCATCAGAGACAGATATAATTGCTAAAGCACAAGCCTTAAATGGTTTTGTGTCTAATGTAGTTTCTTCGGAACCACCTAAGGTTACTAAGAAGTCTTCCTGATGGAGGATGGGCTTCGGCCCATCCAACACACACAAGGAGAGTTATGAAAAGTAAACCAATACTTTTTAGTTTGTTCTTTGCTTCGATTATCATATTGGTATCGAACATTAACATTCAAAATCCAATAATGCCAATTAAGGCATCTTTCAATTCACTTACCGCTGATGTAAAGAAGCAGGTAACGTGTCTCGCAGAAAACATATACTTTGAGGCAGGCCATGAACCACTTGATGGTAAAAAGGCGGTAGCTTTCGTTACATTTAATCGTGTAATGACTGGAAACTATGCGAGCACAGTTTGCGATGTGGTAAAACAAAAGTTCAATGGGACCTGCCAATTTTCTTGGTATTGTGACCCATCATTTACCTCCAGGCTCTTGACAATCAAGCATACTTCGTTGTATAATGAGATATTACTAATGTCAACAGACATGTATTTAAATTTTGATAGAATGAAGGATGTAACAAATGGGGCAACCTACTATCATGCTGATTATGTAAATCCTGGTTGGACAAAACTACAAAAGGAGAAACAAATTGGCAGGCATATTTTCTACAAAAGCAAAGGTGATAAAATTGACAGAAACAAAGGAATCTAATATGAACAAAGACTTGATTACAATATGTGTATCGGTAAGTATTGTGGTTTGCACCGCAATTATTGGCACAATCATTTATAATATCAACGACAGAAACAACATGGCAAAAAACATCGAAGCAGCAATTGCTAAAGGTGTTGACCCATTGTCTGTAAAGTGTGCTTATGAAACAAGCACAAACCCAATCTGCATTACGTATGCAATGAAAAAGTAAACTAGGAGTATATTATGGCTATTCAGCAAGTGAGTGTTAATCAATTATCAAACCCAGCCGACCGAGATAAACTATTAAAAGTTATCCGTGAATGTTCTGATGCGATGGTTCGAGCGTCAGCGGAGAAGGACTTTATCAAAGAAGCAACCGCTGATATCAGCAAACAATTACAGTTACCTAAGAAAATCGTTCAACGAATGGTTAAGGTTTACTGGAAACAAAATTATGATGAAGAAGTGGCAGTCCACGATCAATTTGAAACTTTATATGAAACGGTGGTGAAATAATGCCTAAATTTACTCTAACATGTGAGCACGATGGTCCAGTTGGATCAAAAAATACTTTAGAATTTGAAGCTGACTTTTTACCAACTGTACTTGAACATTTCAGGCAATTCTTAAAAGGTTGTTCATTTGAATTTGATGGTGAATTGGAAATTGTTGATGTTGATTACAGTTACAAAGAACCAGAACCTGATTATGATGATGAGTATGAAGAAGACGATGTTGGTGAACAAGTATTTGACCACATGGCTGCCAATCTAATGGCTAGTTCACACAAAGATGATACAATTTCAATTACATCATTAGACCTAAGTGATAAATGTTCTGTATGCGGACTTCCAGCTGCTATCATGCAAAGAAACCAATGTTTTGACGCTAACTGTGGACTTATTAAATAATTCCAACTAGAGATGAAATGGCAAAATTTGCCAAATCTATCGATGCATTAGTTGCTAGGTCAAACTACAACTACATCGAAGCTATCGTGGAACATTGCAGAGAAACCGGTCTTGAAATTGAGATTGCAGCTACACTCATTAATGCAAACCTTAAAGCTAAGATTGAGAACAATGCAATGGACAATAACATGTTGAAAGAAAAAGGTTCTAGATTGCCTATATGACTGGCTACGAAACATTCAGTTTGTACCAGGCTCTCAAATTACATTTTACACAAGAATCATATGATTTCTTTAAATACAATGGTAAAACCAATGTTAGTGTAACCACATTTGAGAATCGTAAAGACAAATACCATTTCTATAAGTTGTCTCGCCGTCTTGTACAAAAGGAAGACATGATTGATTTCATTGTTGCTAATTTTGTAGAAGATGAAAATGCTTGGGTTGGTTCATTATTACTAGAAGATGCTGAAGTGAATTATCGCAAGCACCAGAAGGTCATACAATCAATGTCATACAATTTTGAAAGTGAATGTCGTGACCTCTTTGATGGCCTTGACGATCCAAACTCTATCCTGCGTGTTGGTGATGACTATCCTACACTACTAAGAAAAGCACTTAGGAAAGAAGTAACAATAGAAACTGTTTGCCTATTAAACAATCAAATGGGATTCGTACCTGTTTGGTCTAAGAAGATTGCCGATACTATACATTGGCCAAATTATCGGTTGAAA